TTTCCACCGATAGCTTTTACAAATTCCTCAACTAACGAATCATAATCAGCAATACCAGATTTTAGTTCTTTTTCAGTTATACTTATTCTTTTTTTATACTCTCTATCAATTATTTCCAAAGCAAATTTTCCTGCTTTTTTAATAACTCCCAAATCATATCTACCTGATTTACTAGCTAATGCAATTATATCACCACTGCTTTCTAACTTACCAAAAAGTGATGGTGGTAGTTTTTCTTCAAACACATCATACGCATCTTTTATTGATAAATTAGTGGTTGATGATTGCCAGAATTTAGAGTATTTAGTTTTAAGTTTTTTACCTATTGCTTTTACTTCTGCATCATTAGAATTTGTTAAATAGTTTATAGCAGAGATTGCATATCTTTTATCGGCATTACTATCTGTTTTTGCCAATACACTATCCCAATCACCATCCGTACCATTTGGCATCAATAATATTCCTTTTTTTGCTTTTTCAACTAATTTTTTTTTGAAATCAGCTTTTTTTCCCATTTCAAAATTGTATGCATTTAAACCACTACTTTTTCCAATAGGGGTTGCTTCCAATAAATCTTTTAATTTAATTGTATTTTCTTTTTTGTTGTAGTAATCTTTCTGCGCATCAACTTCTGCATCACTTTCTTTATCACTCATAGCATCCAATCCTAATTTACTAGCAACTTTATTTGATACCTTACCAATTCCTTTCATAGTAGCGTTACCTACTTTAGTTGTATAAAGTGCTTTACCAACCGTATTCATAACTTTATCACCAACTTTAGCAGCTCCTTTACTAACTGCATTTCCTACTCTCTTTGTTAAAGGGGCAACTGTTAATTTAGTTCCTGGTCTTACATCATGTGCTTTTTTATATGCATCCATTTCTTCTTTAGAATCAAATTCTAATTCAGTTATTGTGTTTTCCAATAAATCTCTTAACTTTATCATTAGTTTAATTCCTCTATAATTTGTCTCATTAAATCTTGTGCCTTACAAAATCTACCACACTCATCTATTTCTCTACTTACACCTTCGTTTACCGGAGTTAAGAATGCTCCATGTGTTGAAGGGTTAGAAACAAAATCAAATCCAATCAATTCAAAATCTTCTTGTACCATTACCTGGTCGTTTCTCATTGGTTTAACTGAACCTAATCCTCTACTACTAATACCTAAACGAATATTGTTTTTGAATAATTCTTTTAAGATGTTTCCAGATGGTGTTGATAATACTTCTACTGTCCCAACTAAATCTTGTCCATCAAAATGCATTTCTACAATATTATGAGAAACGTTTTTAAGGTTGATTATAGTCGATTCTGGATGGTCTAATTCTCCCAAAGCTCTTCTTTCATTAATTAATACATCGTACTTCTTTGCCTCTCTCATTAAGATTGCCATAGGGTAAATACGATTGTTCTGATTTGGTGCATCTGCTCTTTGTAAAACACCCTTAACCAAAAACTTTCCGTTTTTGTCTTCACTAATCTTTCCTTCAAATAAGGTATGTTCTATTAATAATGGTTTCATCTTATGCTAATAATTTATAATATTCGTTGAAATGTTTGATTCTATCAGGTAATCCAATAGTTCCACCATTTACTCTTTTTGTTATTGAGGTAACGGTTGCATCATTTGCACCACCATCAGCCATTTTATGTAAACCATTCTTATTAAAGAACCATGCTGCAGATGCTAATGCGTATTTACTTGCTACTAAATCAGGATTTGCAATACAATCTTCACCAATTGATTTAGTGAATGCTGTATAGTTATCCTTTCCTGTTAATTGAATAAATCCTCTACCATGAAACTTCCAACCCTCACCACTTGCTTCCAATCCGTTACCCATTCTACCACCATATACTTTGTTGGCGATTTTCTCTGGTTTTCTTTCGTAAGGAACTGCTGATTCTAATGTTGGGAAATATTTTTTAAAGATACCATTTAAACCTTTAGCTGAATAGTTTAAGTTTTCTTTTGTTAATTTAAATCCACCACTTTCATGTCCACATTGTGCTAAGAAATGTGCCAATCTTAATGGAGTGTTGATTTCAAACTTAGATGCTACTTCTGGAATCATTGCAATAACACTATCAGGAATGTGTCCTTTTAATGTATCTAACTTTAATTCAGTTGTATTTGTTACAGGGGTTGGTGTTGATACTACCGCAGGTGCTACCGGAGCTACTGCTTCCGTAATACCCATAATCTTATTCCAAGTTCCGTTTCCTACAATACCATCTGGAGTTAAACCATTTTTAGTTTGAAATGCTTTTACTGCATCTTCTGTTTTAGGACCATAGTTTCCTATTGCCTCTAAACCTAATTTAGTTTGTAGTTGTTTTACACTTTCGTTATTATCACCTCTTTTCAATAACATACAAATATCCTCTAATTATTTTTTCTTTTTAGATTCGTTTTTACTAGCTCTTAATTTAGCTAAATCATCACCACCGATATCACCATCTTTATCGATATCTAATTTCTTTTGTCCACCACTTAATTCAGCTTCTTTGATTTTCATTCTTTCTGCTAATTCAGTTTGAATGCCTTTTGCTAAAGTAAAAAACTTTTTCTTTTGTTCATCACTTAATTCAGCTGGAGATTTTACACCAAACTTAGTTAACATTTTTTGAAAGATTCTTTGATATTCAGATTCTTCTTTCATTACTTCTCTAACAATGTTTTTGAAATGTTCTCTACTTAAAGTTAATTTCTTTTCATCACCTTGTGTTTGAGGTAATCCGTTAGCTACGTTTTTGTCCATATCTTCACCCATACACTCACATTGAGCCATTGGTTTTCCACATCCTGGACACATTTCTTCTGCTTCTTTAACTAATTTATGACTTTTTGAAGCCATTCCCAATGCTTGCATTGGTACTAATCCTGATAATTTCATATTATGCCTTTTTTAATCTTACTGATTGGTATTTATTCATCTTCGTCAAACTCTTTAATTGTGATTGTGCTGAGTTCTTCGGAGCTGGTTTTGTTATTGTTCTTCTGTCTGCATCTTTACTTGCACCCTTTGGAGTTGCAGTAACTACATATTTATCCAAAGCCATAGGTTTTGTACCTTCAACTTCTTCAATGTTAGTTTCACTTTCTGCTTTATCTATTTCTTGTATAGAACTTGCAATCTTAATGATTCTTTCTTTAATTCTATAAATGTTAGTATTGGTTCTCTTAAAGAAATCATTTTTACCTAAGTTGTTTTCACTTCTTAATCTATTATACCAATTAACAAATCTTTCAATTTCTGCTAATTGATTCTTAACTTCTCTAATACCATGTGATACTTTTTGAGATGGTGTTCTTGTTTCATCTCTTTTTAAATCTAACCAACGATTTTCATCTATACTCTTAGCAAATTCAAATCCTGCTCCAGATGATTTAACTTTACGTTTGATATCACCTTTAGTATCTTTACCAAATGCAAATGGAGTATTATAGCCATCAACTGATGCCGTAGTAGTTTCCTCTTCGATTTTTTTCTCTCTAAGTTTAGTACGAATCGTCTCTTTTAATTTAGCTATATCTTCGTTAGATAATTCCGTTTTGAACATCGCTCAATTCCTTTTCCAATTCATAACACATAATCAAAGATGTGATATGATTGTCTTTTATTTTTTGTGAATTACCAATTTTTGCCAATTGATTCATTGTTTCTGCCAATTTAATTTTTGTAACCTTATCATTAATTTTAGAAGAAATTATTTTAAATTCTTTTATTAATGATTTAACTTCTCCAACTACGTGATTTTTTAAATTATCAGAGTTAGTGAATGAATTTATATATTCTTTTAATAAACCTTTTTGTTTATCGTTAAGATTATTATATTTTTTATTAAAACTATCTATTAACATTTTATAAGAAAGTAATTGAATTTCTTTATCTTCTTTCTTTAAATCGGTATGTATTGTAGTTTCACTTAATGTTTTAGTTGATGGTGTTTTACCAATCAAATGCTCTACTAATGTATATTTTGTATTTACGAAATCTTTAGGGTCGTAGTTTTGGTCAACATTTACTTTATATTCAAATATTTTATATACCGATGCTAACACTTTGTAGTTAGGTATTTGAGAACGTAAAAAATCTTCGATTGAGTAATTATCTTTAATTTCTTTAATAAGATTATATTTCTCTTTTAAGATTTTCTTTTCATCTAATTTAGCTCTACTCTCAACAACAGCATCTACAAATCTCTCTGCTCTATTTTCACTATTATATCTTTCTGACACAATAAATTGATATAATTTCAACTCATTAGACAATTCAGTTTTTGAATTAAAGTATTTTTTTAATAATCCTTCTGCTATACCCTTTCTATTATTAAGGATATCAGAGGTTACTTGTCTCACTAGCAATTCAAATAAAAAGCCGGTGTTTCTAAATTTTGAATGTTTAATTTGTTTCATTTATATACATTATTCCATTTATAAATATAAGGTGTTAAAATAAGAATTAGTTTTCTATGATATTTTGTTCATCTAACATAGATTTTCCTTCACTTATTACTGATTTACCACCTTTTTTTATGTTTTGTTTTATCATATCAATAAAACTTTCGTTTTTATATTGATGTTTTAATTCTTTGCTACCAATTACATCTCTACCAAATGGTGATTTATCTTTGCCTCTTGTAGAATATTCTTTAGGTCTACCAACTGCTTTAGCCTCTTGTTGTGGTTCTTCTTCATCGTCCTCACCACCTAATTCTGCTTTTAATTTTGAAATTTGGTCTTCAACATTTAAAGGTTGTCCGTTTGGTGTTGGTTCTTCGTTTGGTTGTTCCTCACCATCAACAGGTGGCTCATCCGTGTCCATTGGTTCTCCATTTTCATCACTTCCCATTGGCGGTTGTTGTCCCATCATACCCTGCTGGTCTTGTGGTTTCTCATTACCTGTTTGTTCTAAATTGTTAAGTTTAAAAGTAAGCATTGCATCTTTTTTCAATCCTTCAATTTGTAATTCTGCTTCTTCGTAACTGAAATTAAGTATATTCTTATACATCCATTCTTTAGAAATTACTTTTAATTGGTCCATTTTTTGTACCAATTCCATTTTCATTGTCCAAAGATTAATTTTTTCTTGTTCGTATATTAATGATGGTAAAGTTAATTCTAATTCAAAATTTGTTAATTCACTATCATCAATACCTTGTGAGTATAAATGTGCAATTGCAATTTTTTCTAATCCATCAACTACAATTCTTTGTAATCTTTCAATTGTTTTTGCAAATCTCATATCCATTGCAGCTAATGTAGCCTTTGAATTACCATCTTCTAAATAACCCAAATGTTGTTTAGGTATTTTTAATGCTGCAAACATCTTATTTTTTAAGTAATCGATATCTTCCATTGGTGCATACTCTAATCCATCTAAATTTGTGATTTCAGTACCACTATCATTACCTCTAACCGGTAAATAAAAATCTTCCATTAAATTTTGAACATTATACTTTTGGTTATATTCACCTGTATCAGGATTCAAATATGGTGTTTTCTTTGATTTAGTTATTATTCTTTGAATATATTGGTCTACTTCATTTGGAGCAATACCACCTACATCAATTTTGAATATTCTTTTTTGAGGAGCTCTTACAATTCTATGAATAATCATTGCATCTTCCATCAATGTTATTTGTTTCCATAATCTTCTAGCACCTTCTAATATTGATTTTCCGTAAGGTAAAAAATTTGTGTCTGATAATAAACGGAAATGTGCAATTTCATAGTTTTCATATTCAGTTTTTTGGCCTGCTACAAATAATGATTTAGTTGCCAATGGAGTATGAACAAATTTTACAGCCTGCCAATTATTTGGGTCATATCCTTCTACTCTTGTAATTTCATATGCCGATAAAGGTTGAACCCCCACTATACCTAAGTTTTCTGCAATCTCTAAGTGTAAAAAGAAATCACCATATTTAACCATATTTCTAACCCAAGGCCATAAATTAAATTCTACATTTACAACATCATAAAATAGGTTAGTTAGGATATCTTTAATATGGTCGTTATTAGTTTTTATTTCTATAACTCTACCATATTCATTTCTACTTGTTGATTCGTCTGCATATATATCTAATGCTGATGTGATAATTGGGTCATTATCCATCGCATCATAATCTCTAAATAACTCTTGTCTTATTTGTTGATAAGCCAAATAGTTTTCAAATGTATTATTCATTGCAGATGAATGCAATCTCATATACCTATCTCTAAGATTGGTAGCTATTGCTTGAGTTTCATCAAAATCAATTACCTTTAACTTTCCACCTTGGTTTCTTACGATAACCGCTGTTGAAAAGAGTTTCTTTAACCTACCGTAAAATGAAGTATCTGCCATATTATTTTATATTACCATTTTCTACAAGACCAATAGTTTGCTTTTGTTCTAGGTCCTGGATTATCACAATGCATTCTCGCTCTGAATGATTTTCTTCTTTCTGGATTATTTTTTTTAATCACCATTCCTTTTTGTCCAAAGTTTACTTTAATAACGTTTCCTTTTGGATTCTTAACATAAACTTTAAATTTCTTAACATCACCTTGCATTGGTTTGTTAAGAGTTACCGATTTACCTTGATATTCTGCTTCATTTAAAGATTCATTATATGCTTCTTTTTCTTTAATTTTTGTTTTAAGAAAAGATATAAAATCTTCCATTTCAGCTACATCATTTTCATCAACATCATACTCATCTATATCATCATCTTCTACTTCTTCTTTTATCTTACCAAACGCCATCGCATATGGGTCAGAATAAACTTTTCCTAATTCTACTATTTGGCCATCTGCCATAGTGTGACTTGATTTACTTAAAGGTAAACCAAAAAATTCATATAAAAAACTTTTCTTCATATTATTTTATA